TCAGATAGTAGGCCGATAAGGGTCCTCATCGTCGAGAATCGTAGCTGTCACTTTGCCCAGCACGATAATCCTCTCCATCACCTCACCCTCCATTGTTTCACCGTCTGGCGTAATCAGCCCGGACGCGAACAGAATCCCGATCATGGGATAGCCATCGTACTGAAACGCCACTTCGTCACCAGGCTTCACCCGTTGCGCGCTGTCCACGATGACAAAGCCATCCTGTGTTTCGATGCGAAAGCGTCCTGATGAGCACTGCCAGTAATCTGGGCCGTCATGATGCATGTCGTACAACGCGAAGTCAGCCGTCATATCACATACCCCATATTGCGGAGCGCCCACGTTTTATTCTCTTTGACGGCGTCGATTTCAAAGAAATTCGACTGGTAGCGCAGGATATACTCGTTGCACTGCTCAAGCGTCCAGTGGTGATTGTACTTTGCCAGCGCCAGGCGAAACTCGTTCGTGGTCACTATCCGTCTGCTACGGCTGTCAAGCTTGACTGCGTCCCGAAAGGCCCAGCCGATTTCGTATGTGCGCGCCATGGATTTCCCCTTTAAAAAATTACTGTATATAAACACAGTAATATCGAGTGAGATTTTTGGCAAGCCGCTACGTTTGTGGCTTTTGTAAAGAGCATGACGCTAAAGGGATTATTTCTGAGGTTGTCGGCGTGAACGGCTAGACTGTAGTCACCAATCCTGCAGCCTGCAGAGATGGGCGCAGACTACCCAATGCCCCGTCGCCGGGGCTTTTTTAGTATGCAGCGCCCTGAGCGCGCAGTCTCTAGGTGAAGTTGTTCTGCACCACCTTCTGAGCGCCAGTCCCTCCATCACTAACCCCACCCAAAAGATTCCCATACATCTGGTTGTTGGCAATGATGTAGTTTGTGCTTGAGCCCGGCGCAACATACACGCCGTAGGCCTGCGAGGAACTCAGGGATGAGTTGTCCATCAGGCAGTTTGTTACTGTGAAGTTATTACAGCCGGCCCCAACCGAAAGCCCTGAGTTACCAGAGGTGACGGCGGCGTTACTTGAGAACTGGCACGCATTGAACACAGTAAAGCTGGCGCTCGCAGAAAGAATGCAGCCATGCGTCGCGTTATTGATGAACTGGCAGAGGCTGAACATCAGGCCGTGAGTTGTCCCTATCGACAGGCCAGCATCTGAGGCTGATGAACTAAACCAGCAGCTGTTAAAAGTTATCTCACGGCCAATGTTGATTAAGCTGTAGGAGCCAGCCGTATCAAAATAGCAGTTAGTGAATTTGCCAAAGCTTGGACACTGACGCTTGCCGGAGCTTGAAGAGTCAATGAGCAACCCGCGATTCAGGCAGAAGGTGCACCGTACCCCGGCAAAAGAGAAGCCTTCCGTACCCACGCCGTAAATATAGACGCCTACGTTAGTGCGCCTTACTCCAGACGCAGGGCCGGTCTGCCCATCAATAACTATCCCGTCCACAATAAAATCAAGAGACGCAGAATCTACCTGGAAACCGAAGTTATAAGCATAGAATGATGCGATATCCCTGAAGTCAACACACAGGGCTGTGCCCAAATAGTAAGAGCAATAAAAATTCTTCACCTTTATGTGAGAGACGGAACCGTAAGAACTCCAAAGAATTTTTAAGCCGATGCCTGATGACGGCGTTCCTGTCGCCGTGCATTCAATCGAGAAGCCAGTTAGCTTATAAGAAGATCCAGCATCGCCTAGCGTGCCTGAGTTCAAGCCATACACTACCAGCCCATCAGAATTAAGCGCCGTGACACGAATAACGCTAACATCAGAGCCCTTGCCTAAAACCCTGAAATTTTTGTTTACGTCAATTTTGGCAGAAACCGCATAGACTTTAGCCATCATAGCCCAGCCGCTAAAGCCGCTGATAACTTTTAAAATCGCAGCCCTGTCATCTGTTGCGCCATCACCTACTGCGCCAAACCATTCAGCCAGGCCATTCTGTGGCGATGACACGGAAACCGAGCCAGAAAAGCATTTCTTAGCTGGCGCAAATACAGAGCCTGCATTAATGGTTACGGCGCTGCTCGACGTAATTACGCCGCCATCCTCAATAACTAAGGCGTCAACGGTTAGGCTTGTCGATATTTTCCAGGTTCCGCGAGGTATAACAAGGACATTATTATTAGCCAGCAAATAAGAGCTTATTGCTGCGTCTTCAATGGATGTTCCGTCACCCTTTCCGTTCGCGTCGTAAAGGCTGTATTTGTCTGAATTCTTTTTACTTTGGTTTCGTTCAATTGCTCCGGCAAAGGGAGCTTCATAATTTATGGAGTCCGGGTTATTAATGTCGGCCACATCGACAGCAAAAGAGCCGTCCACCAACTCAAGTCGGTTTGTTCCAAGTGTGCTCATCTGAATACCTTTTAATTATCTAATGCGGCGCGCTCTAATATAACCAGAGCCGGATACAGTTCCTGATGCGAAGGTAGCTTGTGCAACAAGATATATTGTTGTGTTTGTGCTTACGTTTATTCTCTGTGATGGAACAGGCACTCCTGGCGCGCCGGTAGCCGCTGGAAATTCCAGTCTCGTCCTGTTTGGAAATAACTGGTTTGTTGCCGCTGCTGTACCCATCGAGCCTATAACTAAAGTGATCGCATTGGCTGATGTGGACAATTCAATTACTCCATATACGTCCCAATCTCCCGGGGTGAGAGATACTGACGTTAATGTCGTCGCTGTAGCGGTTGTCATAGACACTGCTGTAGCCTGGCTGGTAATAACCTCACCAATTTCGCCCGCCGCCGCACTGCTGGCGTCAACCACGCCTTTCCTGCTCCCGACAATCTGATTGCCGCCGGGAGTCGTTCCGTCACCTGCATACAGCTTGTTGGTTGTGGTATCTAAAACCAGTTCGCCACTCAATGGCGTGTACGCTGCAACCTTTGCGGTTGTTCCGCGTTTAACCTGAATAGAGCTTGCCATTCACCCTCCTCACAGCGTGCCAAGATCGACAGCGCCAAGCGTCAGGGCAACTGAAACATTCGCTGAGCCATCAATCCCTGTTGCGGAGCCTGTCGCCGCGCCAGTAAATGTGAAGGTTCGGCCTGTGGTCCATTTTGGCGCAGACTGGACGGTAAGGGGCTTTCCTCCCGCGGTGGTGCCATCGCCTATAACCAGCAGGAAATTGTCTGTATCGATTACGACTTCACGAGCCAGCGGTGTGTACGCGGCCACTTTCGCGGCGGTGCCGCCTTTTAACTGCAGTGATGCTGCCATGTGGTTTCCTTAAAGTTCGCCGTAATCGGTGTTAATTCCTGACTCAGTAACCTCTCGTCCATCAGGTATGGTCCAGTAAGAGCCTTCGGAGATCGTGACTTTCTGGCCGGGAGCAATTTTGATTTTTGGTCCAATAGACCAGGCGTTCATATTTGCGGGGATGGTGACGCTGCTATCTACAGTCTGCTTATGCCAGGAGATAACAGAGAACGCGCTAGCCTCTAGCGGCACGTTACCTGTTAACTGCTCCTGAATATTGGCATCTGCTTTTTGTCGCGCTTCAGTTTCGTTATTAATTAGCCCCTCAAGGGCATTGTCTGCCTGTTGCCTTGCACTAGCCTCCTCGGCAATTTTTGAATCAATCAAAGAAGGGATTGCCGTTACCAGATTGTCGGCATAACTTTTTGTTACGGCATCCTGGTCATCCTTCGGATCAGCAAGGTTGGCAATGCGATTGCCTTTAGCGTCGTAGAATTTAGAAAATATTGTCGGCTTTTTAAGAGCGAGGTAATCGAACGACCAACCTCGCTCCTGAATAAGCATTGTTAGCTTATCAAGCGCGGCTTCGTGAGAGGTGGCTGGAAACTTACCATTCTCATAATATTTTGTTTCCTGCGTTGCGGGCGGGTCTCGATATAAAAGAAGTGTTGAGTTGGTTGGCACTGCATAATTAAACGTTGCCAACCCTCCACTACTGTTACCCTGACCACTTACTGAATAATCGCTGCCGTAAACAGGAGAAATGACATTTCCATCCTCATCGGCAATCATGGCCGATATGTCGCTGTTCTGGAGGAAATAGAATGGAACAGTAAATGAAGCTGTCGTCCCATCCCCGCTGTATTCTATGTAGTTCTGTGTAGATGAAACCGTCATCCGTATTTCTCCGGGCAATAAAAAACCCGCCGAAGCGGGTTTGGTTGGTACCTACACTTTTTATGTAGGTCTTTAGAATAACTTGCGAAGGTCTACGCCATACACAGCCATCCAGGCTTCACGGGGCCAAGATTTCACTGTGCCAAAGCGTTTATCTTCAACTTCTTTGGGAATGAATCCATTGTCTCTGCACCACTTGCGCAATGGCTGCCATTTGAATTCTTTGGCTGTTTTCTTTTGAACGGGAATGATGGCTGCGTGTTTCTTGCTTTCACCTATCCGCTCTGCCAATTCGTTCTTTTGTCGCACCGCCACTGATGCGGTAGCCATAGCGGTTGCCTCTCGCTTTTCTCCAATCCATGCTTTGGTTTCAATGGCGCGATCTCGCTCAACACACAGTTTCTCTTTTTCTTCTTCTGCTATCACAAGGGCGATTAGCGCCTCTTTGTAATTTGATGGCAAAGAAGGCGTTAAGGCCTGCGATTCCAGCTGTTGCCAGCGGTCCACAAGTGCACCAGTGAATTCAGGAGACAACTGAGCTACAACAACATAGCTATCACGCTTACCAAGTTGGTATGTTTTCACCTTGATAGGCTTACCTAAGTTATTGATATTATCGACAAACGCCATTGGCGCGCCTGAAATAACACCTTTTTGCATGAGGCGCTCGATAGAGCGACGCACATCACTGTGTCTTGAATTGACTAGCTCTGATATATCAAGGCTAGACATGGTGACAGCGTGATGATGATTTGCTACATTAAAACCAATTGATGAAGATTGTTGCATGTAAGACTCCAATCATTAGTTGATGTAAGCCGCCAGCTGCACACTGGCGGTTTTTCTTTTTGTGTCATTGCAGTTTTTCTTGGCGCAGATACGGCAGCACTACGCTCCAGTTATCATCCCTCCATGATTCACGCTCAATGTGGCTAGACTCCCTTTCAATAATTGCTCTGGCTTTGTTAAGTGTCCGCGGATACTCACGCGTAATGGAATGAAAGCGGCCAGCTAAACGATGCTCTGCTACGCGAAGCAGTGGATAGACTTCTTCGCATGCGTTGAGCATTACCGAGCCCGCCCTCCACAACCACGCGAGATCGCATAGCTCTGAGTCTGTAAACTGCTTAGCTAATGGAGAGTGCTCAACTTCACGATCAAGTATGTCCAGCACCCAGCGGCGGAACTCTTTGGCAACTGAAGTGGTGGCAAACATGGCGATCAGATGGCAACCGCGAAGAGAAAAGACGCGAACGCTTTTTTCACGTAAGTTGTTGTTTATACCGTTGGTCTTCATTTTGATGACCATTGACATCGCGTCAGTAAACTCATCTGAGTTGCGCGAATAAATGGTTGAAACGCTCTTTGGCGATGCATAACCCAAAGCCTTTGCGATGTCGCTAGAGGTCAGCCAGACATCGTCTAAATTTGCGACTGGTTGCAGTTGAATGCCGTGGAAGTTGAGGTCTGATTTAGCTACAATGTTCATGTTGGTTTTCTCGCAAAAGTTGACTGACAATTTAGAGGCCTCGACTGTTAGCGCAGTTGGGGCTTCGCTGTTTTTACTGACCACTGACTCTTTCCTCTCGCAGGCTTTTAGCCAAACGCTGCACGATTGCAGAATTAATCGAAATGCCATCCATCTCAGCCATACGGCGGATTTCTTCTTTCATGCGCTCTGGTAAGCGGAGCATGAATTTTTCACTTTTGGTTTGCGTGTAAAGGGTATCCATTTGCTTCTCCAGTATGTCACCGTGACATGATGTCACTATGACTCAATTGCGGAGTGGTGTCAATGTGATAGCATTCAATAAACACTAATTATTTTGGGGATGGTATGAGCGAGAAACAGGTTCGTGATTACGACAAATTCATGCTTCGCCTGCCAGAGGGCATGAGAGATGCTATTGCAGACAGGGCGCAGAAAAACGGGCGATCTATGAATTCTGAGATTGTTCAGATACTTGAAGATGCTCTAATAGCTCAAGGAACGAATGGCGAGCCCGCTTACGTAGACATTCCTGATAAACAGTTAGAGTCGATGGTTAAAACCATGACGGAGGTTTTGACTGATGAGATCATGAAAAAATTCACCGTTATCCGTAAGGATAAGAGCAAAGATGAATAAAAAACCCACCTGACGGTGGGTTAGTTTTTGCTACCATTGATAATCCAACTGGCAAAGATGCCTATTGTTTTGTCATACAAAAATGAAAGCATCAATCCAACAATCATCAAGTAGAATCCCAGAGCAAAACAGCGATGAGACGGGGCCTCGTATCTGCCATAAGAAAGACTGACAGAGTCGTACATGAAGTCCAGCAGTCGATCCCAAAAATACCACCACTTGTAAGGCTCGGCGACTAACAGTCCCACTATCATTAAGAGGCAGCCAAATAAAAAAAGTGAAAACCCCATCCTTTTCAGTGGCGTATCCAAAGATTTGAGTTTACCAGCCATTCCTGTCTCTTCTTACTTTCCATTTATGATGGGAGCATAAATAAATTTAAGTCGCTGTTAAAGCGGTTTTACATATTGCCCTATCTGCGGAGATTCAATGCTTCCAGAAGGGTCATAGAAATACTGTTGCCCTTTCTGGTCGGCGTACTTTCTCAGCCTCCGCTGATATCCCGGATTTAATGCTTCCGCTGCGTCATTGAAGAACAGGTGGTCTACTGCCGCCTTTGTGTACCAGTAGTTGAGTGGGGCTATTTGCTGCCGGCCAAACTTAATAGCCATATAACCGGCTTTGTTCGGGTCGGTTGGTGCGGTAAATGCAATCTTGCCTAGCGTCGCAAGGTCACCAAATATCGGCACTGCACTGGAGCTATGTCCGCTGTTATCGCCGCTCACTGCATCGTACATGCTGGTTATCATGTCCTGTACCATCGCAAATCCGCCTGCGACTGCCATAGCACGGCCGATAGTCCGCCAGTCATCAAGAGGCGGAGGATTCTGTCCGTTTGTCAGAGCCTGTGCCGCAAGTGCCATATAACCAAATCCCAGCGACATAGCCGCAGTTGCGGCCACATAGCCGACGCGCGTCCCACCTGACTTTCGGCTCAGCCTGTCCAGCATATGCGCTGTCTGAATTGCGCCAGCATTCTTGAACAGCATGACCTGCTTCGTCAGGGCGTTAGTTCGACCGCCTGCGCTCATGATCGTCTGTGCGGTAAGGTTGTGCTCAGACGTCACGATATCGCCTCCCATGCGCACGAATCCCATCATGCGTGCCTGAAGGCGCATCGTTTCATCTTCACTCAGCCCCAGCGCCGAGACATCTGATACGTCGTGAATGTCGTTGCCTCGTAACTTCTGGCGTGGAACATTCACTATATGCTGCCAGTCACCCTCGGTTATCCCGGCATTATTAAGCAGTGCGCGCTGGCTGTTATCTAGCTTCGCCCACGGCTGTTTTGCCCACTGAGCAAGAGCAAAGGCGTGCGAAGTCTGACCAGCGCGGCGAGCGGCGTTTGTCCATGCATCGAGCAGCGTGTATTTCATCGTTGCCTGTGCGTAGCGGCTCATGGCGTTGCCAATATTAAACCGGCCTTGCGCCATGATACGTTCTGCCCCATCTCTCGCTGCCTGCGTTGCCACCTCAGCACCAATGCCAAAGCGAGCCGCTTCTTTAGGGCTGAAGGCAGTGCGCATGATTGATCCGATATTCCCTAACTGGCCCACATCTGACATGTTCAGCAGAATGCCTGGGGTATCCTGAAAAGGTGCTCGCAGGGCTGTGCTGGTCAGCTTCGTTGCCGCCTGATATGCGGTAAGCGCGCTGCTGATACGGTCGAACAGCGTGAAATCGACGTTGTTTTTCACCATCTGACGAAAGTAAGCATCAGGACCGAATCCGCCGCGGGTTGCGCCGGAAACGCTGCCATCACCGTCGAACTTCGCGCCGGGAATCTGGCTATCACGCTTCAGAGCAGTGTCGCGCAGCGTTGCGAAGGTTTGACCTGGATTCGGGCCAAGCTCATTAATGAGCGCCGTATCGCGCGCGGAGCGATTCAGATGCGAGAAGAACGAGGAACCCAAAGAGCGGTCGGAGAACTGCTGGTTGTAGGCAATGACAGCGTCGGCATCTTTCAGGTGGATTTCGCGATGACTGGCATTCAGAGAGCGGGCTACGTTAGCGCTTCCGAAGCCTGAGCTGGCACCTTCTGCGAGACCCTGCTGGTCGATAGCTATCTTGTTTACGCCATCAGTAACGAGTGAGTGGTACATTTTGCTCACGACGTCATGCAGGGCGGAATCATCCAGTTGGTTTCCGGCGTCGTTCAGGTACTGATTGCGGTCGAGGTTCTTCATCATGAAGCTGACCCACTTTTCCTGACCAATCCTCTGCATTACTGTCGGGTCGTGAGACTGCGGAGCATAGTTGTCCAGTTTGCTAACTGTGCCGCCTGCCCGGTTTCTCGCCTGACGGTAGCCTTCCATCGAATCAGACCACTGCTTAGCGAATGTCTTCGCTGCTGCATTGCCTGTGTTCTGTCCGTAAATCTCCCTCACCACATCACTGAAATAAGCGTCACTGCGACGATTACCGAAGTCGAGGTTAAACCCACCGACCTTTGCCGCTTTAAGCATGTCTCCCATGCCGCGAACCGCAACCTGCTCGGCGCCGCGAAGCGTGTTATCGACACCTTCAAGCACATCTATCAGCGCGTTACTCCACTTGCCTGGCTTGTCCTTGCGGGCGGCCGCAAAGTCATTCATACGGCGCGCGGCGTCAGCAGTGGCTGATAGCTGGCGAAGCTGAGAGCGAGCTAGCGCATCTGCCTGAATTTTTTCCTGGTCACGCACCCAGTTACCGATTGCGATCGTACGCTCGTCTGCTGTCATTGCCTGCCATGCCGAGCGGTCACGACGAGCCAGAACTTTAGCTCCCTCGTGCATGCGTGAATCGATGCGCTTGATAGCCGCTTCAGTCAACTTTACCGGCTTGCCATGAAGATTTGACAGGTGTTGCTCTACCGCCTGTATGCACTGTGATTTCATATCAGCTTCCGTATTTCAGCGCGCAGGTCGCGGCTACGTCGTATATCTGCGATTCCTGATGCGCAAGGGTGTGCGCCGATTCAGTCTCGCTCAGATGCCTGTTGATGGTTTCAGAAAGCTCAGGGTGCGTTTCCTTGATGGCTTCTGCCTGTTCACGCAAGGCCTGGAAGGGGTCGCTATGGACGTCACTCAGCACGCCTGGCTGCGGCTCCTGTGCTTGCGGCTGAGGTATGGCCTGCTCATCTGATGCCTGGGCGATTCGGTCAATGCGTTGCGTCGCGTCGCCAGCCAGTTCCTGCCGATGAATCACTGGCTCATCAATGCTGCCGTGAGCGAGAAAGGTGCTTTCTTCGTTAATATGGTCAGAAACATCGACAGCCTTGCCGGCATGAACGGACTCATTCGCAGAATCCATCGCGCGAACGTGAGCGGATTCTGTTACCGGGTCTGTCGCAAGGCCGGGAGCAGACTCGGTAACATAGTTGTCATGCAGCAGATGAGCAGTGGCGGCGTCTTCGTGAACACCTTCCGGTCTGATGCCAGTAGACATCTCGGGCGTTTCAGTGCGGTGCCCGCCACCAATGAGACCAAATGCTCCGCCCAGCACAAACTCTGTAACGAGGCTGGCAGCATCTGCCTGACGCATCTGCCGGGCCTGATCGTGAAATCCTGCCTCATCCAGAATCGCCGCCCTGCCCCAGCGATCAGCCTCACCTGCTGCCGAGTTAGCCAGCCCGCCCAGCACGAACCGAGAGCCATACAGCACTGCACCCTTGCCTACTCCGGCAAAGCCAGGAATAGCTGCACCGATGCCACCAGATAACGCTCCGACGCCGCCGTAGTCTTCCAGCGCCGAACCGGTAAGACCAAGCTTAGCGCCTTCTGCATGAGCTTCCGTCTGCCCCTGCGCAGCGGCCAGCACGACACCTGCCACTGGGTTAAGCACCATTGCGGCGAGTGATGGCGTTTGCTGAGCCAGCCCGCCGAGGATCGTACCGACTGTACCGACCTGCTCGCTGTCGAACGTCTTGTACTGCGGCAACTGACTTTCCGCCGGCGGCTTAGCCTCAAGGGAGGCCTTGCCAGCCTCAAGCGTTTCATCGCTCCCTGTCAGAGCGGCCCCGGCAATCATCTGTGCGCCAGAAGCCCGCATCTGCGCATTGCCTGTACTGGCAGCAATCCTTGCAAGGGATGTACCGGCGTTCTCGATACCTGTTGCAACCCCTTGCCCCGTTCCCTGGAAGAAACCGGCGTCGATATGCTTCAGGCTCTCGCCACCGTTAGCGTTCAACTCTCCATTTAACTGGGGGTCGTATAACAGGCTCATTTGCTCACCTTAATCACGACGGGTTTGCCGTCTTCGCCAATAACACGGCGTTGCGATGCTGAGTTAATCAGCGTCTGGTTGCCGTCTATATCTGGAGCCAGTGCATACGTTCCCTGGCTTAAACCATTTCGGACGCTCTGCGCATAGCTACCCAATTGACTGATGCCGCTGTTGATGGTGTCACGGTAGGCATTCGCATCCGTGCCCGGAGGCGCGATAACCATCGCCCCGCTAACTTTAACTGGCGAGCCGATAATGCTGTGCAAAGCGTTGTCATCAGGCGTGCGCTGCGGGTCGCCGCCACTGCCGACGTGGTAAGACTTGACTACCGGCAGCAACTGCTGGATTTGCGAGGTGGTCAGGTTGGGATATTCAGACTTGATGGCCTGAGCAGTGTCCTCATCAAATGAAGGTGAAAGTTTCACTTTTGCAGCGCCATCTACAGGACTGAGCAGCCTGTTACCACGGTCAACCGCCAGGGCCGCGCTATATCCGCCAGGCGATGTTGCCAGACCTGCCACCGCTGCAACCTGCAATGAATCGCCACCAACCTCCCGTGCGAGCCGTGTGGCGATGGCAGGAGAGCTACTGGCTTGCGTGTTGCGCCAGAACTGGATGCGCTGGTCAGGTGTCATGCGTGCATAGGCATCCTGAGTATTATGCAGTTCGTCGGTAGTAAGCAGATTTTTCGCTGCCGTCTGACCATATTTCTGCTGCAGGGAATCAGAGTTAACCTGTCGCTGCAGTAGTGTCTGACCCCATACGCCGGGCTGAGCGGTTGCGTCATCCGGGTTTAGCGGCTGCAATGGCTGACCAGAGTCAAGTGCTGCTACGGCCTGCGGGTTTTTCTGCAGGTCAGTACGACGCTGGCTGATACCCTGCTGTACGGCCTTGAATACCTTGTACTCGGATTCAGAGCCGCCATTTTGCTTCAGGTCGAGCTGCATCTTGTCGAGCTGTTCTTGCGCCTGCGCGGGAGGAAGCGCGAGTAACTGCTGCGTTTTCACCATCGCATTACGGAGCACATCTGCCGCGCCGTTATACTGCGTTCCCTGCACCGTCGTGGTGTAGTTCTGCCAGTCTGCCTGCGAAGGAATCTCCCCGCTGGCGATACGGTTTTGCATAATATCGCTGGCGTGTGATGCGGCCGCCTCGCGCTTAGCGGCAAGTGCTACCTGCTTTGTCTGCTCAGCGATTGCGAAGGATGCTGCGCGGTCATTGTTCGCCTGCGCCATGTTATAGAGCGACTGCGTCTGCTCCATGGTGAGGTGAGCAATATTGACGCCAGGGGCCAGTGAAGACGGATTGTCTACCGCATTCCATGCGCGTGATGCCTGTCCGTCGTCGATATTCCCTGAGTAGCCTTCCTGCTTCGCCATTGCTTTGGCGATACTGGTCATCTGCTGCGGGTCATTCGGGTTCAGCTTCGCATCTACAGGGATGCCGGTTTGCTTGCTGACAAACTGCGCGTACTGGGCCGGGTCGTTATTATCGGAACTCGGTGCCCAGCGATTGATGAGAGAGTTAAGCGTGTCATCGCCGTTGTTGATATGGTTGCGCATCAGCTTCATGCCAGCGCGCAGCCCATGCTCCGGCGTATCGAACTGCTCAAATCCAGATCCGTTATCACCACCCTTACCCAGCCAGTCATTGCTGGATGAATATCGCAGGTTCAGCGGGTTGTTGTTGCGCGTTGCCAGCGTGCCATTTGAGCCCTTTGCGTTGAGGTCATCAACACGCTGTGCATTAATCTGGCTCGTCAGATGCGCTGAGGCATTGTTGGCTGCCCAAAGACCCTTTGCATATTCCCACTGGTTAATCCCTTTCTGCTGAAGCTCTGCCTTTGTGGCGGGGTCGAGGTTGCTGTTGTTAACGCTCTGCACCCACCCATCCTGAAGGGCTTTCGCACTGTTCGGGTCTTGCAGGATTTGCGATCCAATCTGCGACGCCGTGTCCTGCAGGTTCGCGAACTGAATTTGCTTCGCCTGATTCTGGCCCCAGTTAATGGCCTGATTTTCCGTCTGCCCGCGCAACTGCGCCCAGCGCAGTGTGTATTCACTCTTCTCTTTTTCGGAAAGCTCAGGGTGATCATCAAAGAACTGTTGCTGATGCTGCTTGACGATTTCCTGCGATGCCGGGATGTAGTCGATGCCAGTCTGTGACTTCTGTTGCGCATCGTTCAGCGACTGAGTCAGGGCAGTTTGCGAGTTGACGAAGTCCGTCATGTACTGCGTGTTCTTTACCGCCTGCTGCTGCTGACCCAGCCGTTCTGCTGCATTAGCAAAGGAAGACAGTCCCTGCAGAGCCATCTGCTGGTCAGTCGATGTTGTCGGCAGATTGACAGGGCTAACTCCGGCTGAGCGGATACCAACCTGCTGCTGGTAGATCGGGATACGCGCCATTTACTGCCCTCATTTCTTCTGACTGTAATATGCTGAGCCAACCTGAGACGCCCCACCAAGAAGACTCATCAGACCGGGCTTTTGCTGCTGTGCCGCGTAACGCAGGGCTGATGCCTGGTTCTGCGTGTTTGTGATTTCCTGCTGGCCGTTAAAGTTCGCGTTGGCAGCATCCATTTCCGTGTCAATCGCCGTGGAACGCTGAATCAATGCGTTACTTCCGCCCGTACCGGTGCCATTGTCTGCGAACGCCGCGGACTGGCCTGCCAGCACCTGATTTCCCTGCTTGCGAACCTGGGAAACCTGAGAACCAGTTTGCAATGCCTGTACCTTCGCCTGCTGGTCTGCCAGCGATGCGTTCAATGCACTCTGCTGAGATTGCGACTCTGCCTGCTGGCGCTGTGAAAGCGCCGATGCCGCCGCTGATGCTACTGCGAACCACACCATTATTTATCCCTCACAATTGACCACATCTTCACGTCCTGACCATCCGGCCGATATCGACGCATTACACCTTCATACTCAAAGCCGAGCATCTGCAGCCATCTTTCTGACTCAGGGAACTCTGATTGCGCCTCAAGTCGATGGTATTCTTTCAGCCCCTCACGAATGACCTTCTTCGCTTCACGGAACAGGCAAATCCACTGATGGCTGATTCCATCCGCCACTCTGAGATACATAACGGCGCGCCCGGGCCAGATTGGGACCAGCCCGCCAATTGCGGCGACCTGACCGTTATGCTCTGCCGTATAGCAGGGGTACTGGCTTATCCACTCGGCATATTCAGGCGTGATTTCATCGTTAATCTGGTAAGGCTGCGCCTTCAACTCGAAAAGATGTCGGGGCTCATAGGGGATTATTTTCATTCGCCGGTTGTCCAGGCTCGGGGATAAACAGCACAGATGGTCATGGGCAGCGGCTGGTCCTGAATTATTTTCATGCAGCCGTACTTGTTGTAATCGCCCGGCCAGGTCATCTCTTTGATGTCATCGTAAGCGCCTGGCACGCTATCCATCATGTCGCTGTAATCACGGGTTTCGATTGTGTCTGTGTTGCGACCGTTTTCATCAGAAACCTTGCCGCCAAGCGAGTTGACGAACAAGATTGCCACTTTGTTCACGCGTTTAATCTTTGAATCCTGAAAAGGCAGCGTGACAAGCTCAGACGTATAAGGCAGTCCGGCGGTTACGACTGATGAAGGCCATTGCAGACTGATAGCGCCACCGCTAACCACGACGTCAGGATGAACCGCGCCATCGGTTGTGACAGACACCGTCATTCCTTCAAGGTGATCAAGGCCAGAAACGCGCGAGACTGGCGAGCCGCTGTAGGTCAGTCCACAATCAACGTAGAACGCCTCTGATAGCGATTGCGTGTCAGCATCCCATGCAGGCTTCAGGTATTCGACATAACGCCGTGTAGCGCTGTTTATGGTGCGTTTAACTACCATCCAGACATCATCACGATTGCCAGAAGGGTCGGGAATGGTCGTAACTGACTCCACCACGCCGCCGACGTCGTGCCTGTGCCAGCCGATGACTTCCTGTTCAGAGTTATAGGTCAGGGCAACAATCTCGCCGTTTGTCAGCACAACCCACACAACGTTGTCGGGCTCCTGCTGCCAGGCGAAATCAACAATCCCGGTAGAGGTGATGTGCTCTGCAAGCACAGACAGGTCGGTAGAGCTGTATGAGCCGCTCTGGTAATCAGCCTGTACAGCCCTGACCTTTCTGCCTGCGCGCTGCACAAACAGGACTGTGTTGCCAACAATTAGCGCGTTGACGCCTTTGGAGCCGTATTTCGATTCCTGCACAATCTGAATATTGTCAGGACCAAAAGCACTCGTCGTGGTTGACGGCGAGCATGTGAGTTCGCTGCTTGCCGTGCCGACAATGAGGGAGCTGCTGGCCGCTATCCACTGAATGGTGTTGGTCGAGTCAGCTTCAATCTGAACGTTGATCGCATCGTCAGATTCAACTTCATAGCCATTGCTCATCGACGTGAAGTTTTCATAGTCGGAAGCAACGGAGAACCACAACTTATTGTTGCCAGCGAAGCACAGGCGGCTTTTGTAGAAGCCGACCTTAGTGGGATAGCCCATTGCGCCTGACCAGTCGCCAAACGCCCACTTGAACGTTTTGCCGGTTGTTGTGCGCACGCTGGGCGGAAGCTCCGTCAGAATTTTGCCTACAGCAACACTGGCGCTCGTTACCGACGTAATCTGTATCACGCCCCATCCGCCATTGCTGTAGCGCCACATAGCTTGTCCGTCGCTGTGCGCGCCTGCTGTCCATGTTGGCTGAGTGCTGCCCGTCTTGGTGCCGAGCATATCCTCGTAGTACTTGCCGTCGCTGCGGCAGAATACGCCGGGCGAAAAGGTTTCAGTGGTGTCTGAAGTCCATGCGGGGATATAGCCGTCATGCCCCGTTCCGTCCGTTACCTGGTCGGTGCTGGACTCGATATAGAAAAGGCCGCCAACGTGGCCTGACTGGAATATCGCTGAGTTCGCGGTAATGGTGCAAAGACTGGTTGTAGTCGGCGTTCCGTCCGGACGAGTCGCACCATCAGCTGACCAGATGCGAAACTGGTCGGTGTACACAGTCACGCTGCGGCTGGAGTTGATGTTGTCAAACGGGCCCAGCGCTGCAGCATAGTCAAAAGCGGTCATCGTCCAGTTGGTGTTCGACAGGCGGCTCAGCTTGTAAGGTGGCTTCTCACCCGTATGGCAGCAGATGTAAATCACATCACCGCTCTGTACCATTGACAGGCCAAACCCGCCGTCATCGTTCGTCAGGTCGTCTGCCGAATAAGGCGACCCGATTACATAAGGATTCCCCGAGCCATCCAGCGCAACGCCGTGGTCAGAGTAAAACTTGATGTAGCCGGGGCCGAACTCGAGCACGAAAGCCTGCGTGGTGTTGTATTCAAATTTCGCCAGCCAGACTTTGTTCGCTGAGTCATGAATCTCACTGACGAAGTAGGTTCCTCCACGACGCTCTGCAGGTCCTTGTGAGCGAGGGATGAAGTTGAGCATCTTCTTGCAACCGTTCTTCCACTTCTGGAAATCGGTCTGCCCCAGCATCAGCGGGGAGAATTCGCCTGCATTAAAGCTGTTGATTGCGGGGGTAGCAGATGGCATTTACAACCTCGATGTGAACCAGGATGTTTCCTGTTGCTGAATGGGCGGGCGCTCAATAGCACTGGCCTGTCGAGCCTGCCTGATAGCAAGTTCGAAGTCCTGCATTGCGGCCTGCTTCTTCGTTGATGACTGCGTTACGGTTTCGCAAATTTCCACCGCAAGAGCACACGCAAATGCTTCTGTGAATGCAGAATCGTACTGACTCGGATCGTCAAGCTTCGCGCCGTAGCGCAAGTAAACCGGCGATTCCATATCCGTCAGGATTTTGCGACCTTCCACCTGATAACGAGGGAAAGGCATGTGATAGCCGTAATGCCACTCCTGATGAGGCACATCAGACACGGCATCGATGCGCAGGCAATCGGCTGGTAGCTGATACTGGAATTGATATCCGTACACCGTTTCACCCGTGAGGGCAGCTAACTGCGCGCGGCGAATGGCGAATGACCAGCGATAGATACGAAGGAGGTTATCAAGGACGCCATCATAAACGGCCTCGATTGCGCGTGACTGGGCGTTATTGTCCGTCTCGGCCATAAGCCTTTCTGCGCCGAGCTTTGTCAAAGCCCTGTTTATGATTACGATTTTGGTAGCCATATCTCACCATTAGAAAAGGGGCCGAAGCCCCTTGTTATCAGGCGGTATAGTTGCGGTTGTACGCACGCCATGCGGCAATGTCTTTCACCAGGAAGGCGGAGAACGCGCCAGCAGTCAGCGGGCCTGTGCTGACGGTGTAGCGAACGCCCAGATAGCGCAGGTAGGTGCCAGACGGAAGCTTGACCGATGCCAGCGTTTTGCCGCCGGTCATATCGGCAAGTTGCCAGGTTGAGCTCGTCCAGTGAATGTTTGAGCTGGTCAGGCCTGCTGCGGCCGAAGACTCCAGCGTAACCTGAACTGTTGCAGCGCCTGCGGCCGCAGCAGCAGTGTCACACTGGATAACCAGATAGACATCTTCGCCGGTGCCGACATCAACGCCGCTGTTGTAGTTAAACGCCGGGTTAAGGTCTGCGACGTTGGTCGAAATGGCGGTTGCTGTAACCGCCTGTGAATCAGAAAACTCAAGCTGCTTGTCAACGTACATTATTCGCTCCTTAAACGACGCGGGCTTCAGTGGTGTTCAGGGCGTCAATGCGACGGTAAGGGATGCCACTGAACAGCGTTGCTGGGCGGCCGCCGACTTCGTCGTAGCTCAGAGTGCCAGAAGCAACTTTGTTTACGGTCTGACGGCGCAGGAAGGAACCGATGGTGCGGTTACCGTAGAAGACCGGCGTCACGCCTGACAGGCTGTGTAGCTTCTCGGTCGCCTGGGTCATCAGGTCGATGATGTCAGCGCCAGATGCGGCGTTCTTGGTCAGAGCCGAGGTATCGATGTTCGCGATACGAACCACATAGCGCCAGTCGTGCAACGCAAGACCGCATTTCCACTGGTACTGGTCCATGTACGCGCGGTAGCGGTTCTGGTTGGCGTCGAATGCGTCACCTTCGCCCAGGTCGTTGTGCACCAGGCCGGCAGTTGAGCCTTTCGGGTAAATGCCGTGAATGGTGTTCGCGCCCCAGCCTACGAGCCAGATGGAGGTCAGGTTAGAGCCGGTGCCGCCTGCATCGATGATGTTGGCTTTGTTCGCGCCGCCAGATGCGATTGCGCCAAAGCGTGGGCCAAGGCCGGTAAATGCTTCAGGCACGCTGTCAACGTTGCCGTACAGAACGGTGCTCTGCATGCGCTGGTTCATAGCCTCAATGAATGAGGTTGCCTGCAGCAGACGGAATGAGCCGGTGTTGCCGTTCAGCATGGCGAGGTCTTTGTCGATCTCTGAGCGAGCTTCGAGGATGCCGCACGCTTCATCAATCTGAGCAGTGGTCGCCTTACTCGGTGGAACGCCGCCATTGATTTTACGGAAGACGACATCCGGCAGGCCGGTGCGGGTGGTGATGCGATGACCTGTTGGCAGGTTGCCTTCGTACCACGGCATGTCCTGCAGCATTTCGTTGGACTGGTTCAGAAGCTCCGCCACTGCTGCAGTACCGCCATTCGGATCGAGTGTCTTTGCCACGTCGAGCAAAGTGTACTTTCCGGATAGTGTAGCCATTAATAATTCTCCAATGATTTCTTATTTCATGTCAGGCCAGAGGCGCTGAGCGAGGTCTAACTCACCGCCTTGCGGGGAGCTTTTCGGGGTGGCAACTGACTTGTCTTCGTTAATTGCTGCGCCGATTTTCAGGAACATCTTTGCGATGACGGGGCTGTTAATGAGGCCGGACTTATCCAGCATCTCGATGAACTCTGGCGGGGCGAAAGTGTTGACGGCGCGCTCCATCACGGATTTGTTCGCGTCGAAGTCTTTGCCCCACTCCTGTCGTACTGAAGCGAGGTCTGTTTCTGCCTGCTTCTGAATGGCTGCCTGCTGTGCTTCAGCATGCTGGGTCTGGAACGCATTCCATTTCTCAGCAAGACCCTGCGCCTGCTGCTTGTTCAGGCCCATCTCGTGCATCCACGCCGCGGTGGTTTTGGCGAATTCGCCGTCCTGACCTTCAGGGACCGGAATTTCATAGCCGTCAGCGCTCTCAGGACGACCTAGCTTCGCGTAAACCGCTGCCCAGCCATCCTTGTCGCCAGCTTCCGGTAACGCCGCGAGGAATGGCTCTGGAGCTGTTTCCTGCTGTTGCTGCTGACCGCCAAGCAATGAGGTTGCCTGCTCGGCTGCTTGAGTTGTTTCTGTCGCCTGTGAAGTTTCTGCTGCGGCCTGCTCGCCGCCAGTTGCATCAAGACTCATTGCTTAGTGCCTCGTTGAGCTTTCGGATCGCCTCAAGAATCTGAGCGTCATCCAGCGTGGTGTAATTGATGATTCTGTGCGCTACTTCCCGCCTGCCCTCTGCGAGCATCGTTGCGTGCGTATCGACTGAGCCGCTTACCTTTGAGATAGCGACGGAGCTTTTCAGGAGCTTTGCGAAGTCCATCAGGTCGGCGATGACGCGCTCCTGCTCCTGCGTTCGATTACCCTGCACACCGAACACGGCCCGGTAAGCCCGGAGCAACAGGAGGTCGCGCCTGTGTGAAAACAGACGTTCTGTCAGGTTTGCCATGCGTTATCTCTTACTGAGGTGCGGGAAGTGGTGAGTTAGCTTTCTGCTGGGCCGATGCCAGCTTGTCGGCTGCTGTAGCGATGTTTGGTGCTGCCTGAATCAGGTTTGACAGCTGCTGCTGCTGAGCCTGCTGCGCTTTAAGCTGAGCTTCCTCATCTGCATCTTTAATCAGCGAGCGAGGCATGCCATTGATGTCAGCAAACTCGCGCATGATATCGCCAGTGTTGAAGAGCTGCAGGACGCTCTGGTCGAACTGTGCGAGCGACGTTGCCATCTGAAGGGTCTGAGCAATACCATTGCCTTCATCAGCTCGCTGCAGGCGAATGAGCGGCGACTGGTATTCAATGTCGAATTCCATGCCTGCATCAATGAGCTGCTGCGGCGCAGGCGGGAATAAGCCCATACGCCCACAGATATCGACTTCCCGCTCAATCATTGGCCCAAGCTGCTCGGACATGATTCTCCCCATTGTCGGGGCCAGTAGCTGACCTTTCTCCTGAGCACGCAGCATTGCCTCGGTAGCGGTCATCTGCGGATTATCAACGAGTATCTGGAACAGCGTCACCAGGAATACGTCGTTAATCAGCTTGCGCTTCTGGTCCATCATCTCAAGCCCAAGATTCGGCTGAGAGCCTGTCGTAAACGCTAGGGCTTTTGGCCTTCCATTTGCGTCAATGCCGCCCGAGTTAATGCTTGCAGGTCTCAAATCGAATGCGTCAAGGACACCGTCATCACTAACAAGTATCGGAGGCCTGTTAGCCAGCTGTGCGCCGATGAGCGTTTCCTTGTTCATCTCGTTCAGAACTTTAATGTCAGGCAACGCTGTCATGCCCGGCCCGCGAGCATATGTTTCACCCGGTGACTTCTGATAGCGACCAATGCAGTACGGCATCGTGTGGTAGCCGCCCTTGCGCACTAGTTTCTTGCCTGAAATGCTGATGTACTGAGACTGCCACGGCATTCCGTCAGGTCCAGCTACCGGCTCACCGTTCACGTAGCGCACGTTATCGTTCGGTGATACGCGATGGATGAATTCGAACTTAGACATCGGTGCGTTATCAGCTGCACGCTGAATAGGCTCTGGCAGATTGTCTTTACCGAACTGCTGCACCGCCTGTCTGGCTGTCAGGCTGAACTTGCGATGCACAAGGTCGATGACACCCTGAAAGTTCTCTTCAAAGTAGATTTCCTGCAGTGGATAACACGCATAGCGCATACCCTTTCCGGGAAGCTCATCGACGAACATGCAGCCGTTACCAAACGCGCCAATTGAGATGTAGTTTTCACTCATCTGGTTGGCGAAGTTGGCATGCGGCGCGTAGCGAAGGCGGAACAGAATTCGCGTACAGGCTTCGAAATACTCCTGCACCTGATTGTCATCAGCAAACTTCTCGTTCTGCAGGCCGTGCCATGTCTGCGTGCGAGGCGTAACGACCGACTCTACAGCTGCTGCAAAGCGCTCCAGAGCGAGAATCGGCGTTGAGTCGATAGCTTTCTCTGACCGCTTCGTGCCATCCTGCTTCTTCTTCGTGAATCCTGATGCGCGAGGCAAGCAGCGCTCAGCCACTTCTTCCCAGTGCTGCTCCCATGTCTTTCGTGAGACTTCCATGGAAGACTGGTCACGCATAATCTGGTCGAGCAGTTCTTCCTGGCTTTTGTCCATCTCACCCACCTAATAGCGTTTTCTGACCTGAGGAGCTTGCCGATACCGAGCTGTCACCACCTGAACCCGACAGCATGTTGGCGTTGACGCCCTGTCGCTGACGCTTACGAAGAAGCTCGTCAGCCTGGTTAATGGCAGCACTGTCATCCGGCGAAGTGCTTGAAGTTTTAATCTCAGGGGTTTTCTGCTTGGTAAACAGATTCAGAGGGTCAAAGACCTTCTGCATATCAATTGAGCCCATAAATTCACCCGAAGAGGTTATATTCAGTGTTTGCCATCACTCGGCGCTGTGGCCGGTTTTTGACGACAGGGAATGCGAATGTGATCGCCAGTGCGTCAGCACGGTTAGGTGACGGAACGCCGCGGCGCTTCATGTCGTCCTTGGCCTCCAGAACTATCTTGCCGTCGAGCTTCACCTTGTATTCAGGCGCCACAAGCTCATCAGCCGTTTGCTGGTCGTCGATGCTGCCACCTTCTTCCAGCCACTTCTTCATGCTGTTCCAGATTTCGCCACGCTTGTTAAGCATCGCCGGGTCAGCTGATTCTCCACCAAACTGGACGAGACGCCACTTGCGCCCCCACGATTTACCAACTGAGTGAATGCCAGTGCCGTAGCCGAAGTCGATGAACACTGCGTCAGCCTTGTACTGGTCTTCAAACTGAGCGACGAGCTGAGCAAACTTCACATCGTCATCTGTCTTCTGGTAGCAACCAAGCAACTGCGAGTGGAGACCTTGTCGTAAGTACACGCAGGCCTCATCAGCGCCCGAATAAGCAGGGTCAACACCGATGATGACTGAAGCGTGCTGAAAGTTCTCTGGCCTCACGTAGCGCCGCATAGACTCATCTACGAGCGCCTGAGGGATAAATTGCAGGTCTGACGCTGACGGGAACAGGCCGCGTACACGAACCTTGAAGAAGTCGCTGTCAGGACCGTAGTCTTTCTCCCACTGGTCTATCAGCTCTTTGTTCGTCATCTTCGCTTTGCGGCTGTCAATCTGCTTGCAGCGCCAGCGATGACGGAACTTACGGAAGCATTCACGGAATCTACCGGTGTTACGCGTCGGGTTACCGAACGCAAACCAGAATGGCTCACCATCCGTCAGGCCGCCTTCAGCAACTTCCCATATCTTGTCAGGTACGGCTGATGCTTCATCGAAGATATAGAACGGGCTTGAGTTAGCAGCATGCAGGCCGGCGAATGATTCTGAGTTCTCTTCGCGGCACGTCTGCCCGTCACAGCGCCATGATTCCATGTGCTCGACGTGGTAGATGTTCATGTTGCCTTTGCCGTTGTTGTACTCGAACCAGTGACCGGTGATGCAACGCTTCTTCCACTTCCCAAGCTCGCCCCACGTTTTTGTGCGAAGCTGCTCAGATGTGTTTGCCGTCACAACACCTTTGCATTGTGGGCGCGTGCTCATGATGTAGAGGATTAGCCATGCTGTTAGCGCTGACTTGCCGATACCGTGACCTGAGCTGGTAGCGCAGCGATAGGCCTCTACAGGCTTGACGCCATCAAAGTTATTGGTGCGGATAGCCTCAGCCCAGTCGGTGAGGAATTCTATCTGCCACTCATCCGGACCATCGAAGCCAGACAGCTCACCAACGCCCCATTCGAACGAGTACATAACCCATCCGAGAGGGTCGTAGAAGAATCGGCCCATATCTTCAGCAAGCAGCGCTTCAGGCTCATGAAGTACCTTCGCCATCATTTCCCCTCGCTCGCTTGCGCGCCTCTAATACACGGTCAATCAGGCTGATGTTCACATTCGCGTTAATGTCCTGCTGAATGCGATCGCCGTATTTCTTCGGAGCCACTTTCGATGCGTACCATTTGCGGGCGTCAACCTGTAGGCGAGCTTTAGCAACAGCGCCCGCTTCTTCAGATGAGCAGTCCGCTATCGATATGATTTCTTCAGCATAAATCTCTGCCTGAGTCTCACGTGCGCGCGCGTATTGCTCCGAAAAGCCGTCATTTTCGTTCAACCACTTATAGATTGTGCTTTGCGCTGGCATGTCAGGCGACTTGCTAATCTGTCTTACGCTTTCACCTGCAGCAATGCGTTCACAAATGACGTCTGCCGTATCTTGCGTAAACACAGATGGTCGACCTGTTTTTTTCTCGTCGCTCATTTGTGTCTCCTTTGTCATTGGCGATGACCCTCAGCGAAGGCCATCTGCAATGCTTACTTGCTGCTCTTGTCGTCTGCGGTGACGTCGGGATAGATGACGCCTTCGTAGACTTCTTTCAGGCGTTGTACGCGTGCGCTGATTTCGTCAGCATTTACGCCTGGCGTCTTTGCCAGCTCCAGTGCTGCTTCGTGCAGTGCGTCCTGAATCTTCTGCTGCTGGTCTTTCTTATCTGCTGCGGTTGCCATGATTCACTCCTACGAGATTGAGGCGGCGGTTACGACACCACCTGATACGGTTAAAGTGACTGTGCGAGTCGCTGTGCCTAGCGAGATAGCAAGGCCAGTTGTGACGGGAATGGATAATGCCTGTGTGTTATTCACGAGCGCAGTGGTAGCAGGGAGCGTTACGCCGTTTACTGTGCTCTGGCTGATAGCGACAGTGCCGGTTGCCTGCATTGTGCCTGCGCTGTTTTTAACGGTGAGTTGTTGACTGTTGGCGATGATTGCCTGATAGGGATTAACATCGACGTTAGTTCCCTTGTACATCGTCTGGTAGAAATCCTTTTGCGTTCCGTTTGTGATGCGCAGGTATCCCATGGGTTGCCATCCGTTAGCGATAGCGTCCGTTACCAGGCGAACCATTGAGCCGGCATCACTGGATTGCAGGATATTTAGGTCTGTAATAGCCATTGGTGAGTCTCCGTGTGAAAAGGATTCACCCTGGTGAGAATTATTTCTCTTCTCTCAGAGAGGCCACGCCTTCAACTCGCACAGTGGGCGTTCACTGTATGTCGGGACAAATCAGCTTTCGCTGCAAACCCTGCTTCTCTGTTTCTGATTAACACTGCAGTCTCCCCGGGAGGATAAGCGGATCAGCGATATGCAGTGAGACGGCGACAGAGCGGCGCCTGATGAAGAGGTGCGGGTATTGGCTTTGTTTAACGTCGCTGGCTCCCGCTGGCACTCTCGACAATGCTGGCTGCACAGCATTATCAGAGTCACTCAGTGAATGACCCTTGTAATGCCTTACTGAACGTTACGCTCAAACGCCTTTACTGCCTCGCTGTATGCAAGGTCGATGTCACGATGGTAGTTTTCTACCGATTCGTAAGATGAGGCGTTAATCTGAGCAGAGACTGACAGAAATATTAAAGCGTGAATGTCCTGTTGCTTTTCTTCGCTCATATCACTCTCCGTTAAGCTGTAACTTCTGCACCTGAGCCTGTGCCACTCTCTGCGCTCGTGTCGGCTGCTGCGTCTGTGGCGCTGGCTGATTCAGACTCGTCAGCGACGATGCCAAGGCTTTTGTACTGTGCCGTTAAAGCAGCGGCCAGCCCAGTTGTTTTCTTCTCTGCGAGTTTGCTGACAATCAGCGCCTGAACATCAGAATCCTGCAGGACGGCCTTCAGCTCGTCAGAGGTCACTTCTACGGCCATGGTTAGCTCCTTAGGCTTTAGCGATGAGTTTCTTTGCCAGCGCGACGACTTCGTCAAATTCTGCTTCGACGTCGTGACCAATGCTGATGAGGATTTCTTTAACCTTGTCCAGAACAGCGTCGTTACTTGTTACAGTGGTCGTTGTGGTCTGCGTGGTTGCAGCTGGCTCGACAGTAGTGGTTACTGTTACCGGCTCTGCTGCAGTGTTGTCTGTAACGGTGTCAGTCACGGTCGTTTCCTTTTTTGCTGGCTCGTTCTTTTGAAATAGCCACTTAATGGGATTGAACATTCTGTTTGTCTCCGCAGATGCGGCCCCAGGTGTCGTTATGAACGTTTATGGCCCGTACAGTGCGCACGTCCATAAGCTTATAATCATCACCATGGGTATAGATTGGGCCGAACAGCGTGCAACTGGAATCGACGGTTACTGTCGGGCTAGTCGGCGCTATTGTATTTTGATGACTGCAACTTACTGCGAGCGGCATCATCAGAAAGAGAAGCGTTGCTTTGAGTGACATTCTTTGCGGTCTCTGTGTTTTCTTTCTGTTTCGCAGCAACCGCTGCCACCTGCTGTGACTCGACCTTTGCAGCCTGCACATCAGCTTTAGCCTGCGTCTGTGTGATGCCGACTTTCTTGCCACCGAAGTAGCTGGCCGCAATGGCGACGACCACTGCAACGAAAGCCGCAAGCCAGTGCCAGCCGCCTGACAGCAATTCAGTGATGAAGCTCATGGCTGACCATCCATCTGTTGTTTGCGCTCAAGCAATTTGTGCTGGCGAATGAACTGAGAAATCACCGCGGCGGCCATCAGTGTTGAGCCAATGACGCTTTGCAGGTTCTGCGGCAGGATAGCTTTGATATCTGGAGGCAACACATTCCATGCAGAGAGGAATGAATCAGGGAGTAACGCAGCCGATGCCGACAATACCGCACCTGCCGTACCCAGCCATACACTCCACGCTTTGAATAGCAGTTTTGCATGGGCGACAAACTCCAGAGAGGTGTACTTGCGGATAAGCAGCACAACTACGATGGCGATGACGATAATCAGGAGCCAAATCAGGAAGGTCATATCAGCCCCTTGTAGATGTCGTATGTGCCGGTGCGCATTACCTCAGCGTGACGCTGTGCGCGGTTGGGTGTTTGCTTTGCCCACAGGCTGCTTAGCATGCCGTTGGATGCGCCGGTAAAGTTACCGTTGGACATCATGACCAGCGTGTTCTTGAACCCTGCCAGGCCGGCAATCCCCATTTGAAATGCCATGCTGTAGATGATGTCGGCGCGCGCTGGGTTGCACTTCTGCAGTGCTGCGTAAATTGACGGGGTGTTTCGACACTGGTTCATCACGCTGTCAACGAAGGTCTGAAGCCATACATCGCCTACTACGCGAGGAACGGTGAATGTGTAGCTCGACAGTGAATTGTTCTTCGGCCCAATCTTGATGCCGCAGGCGACTGTCGGATAGCCTTCCGTGTCCAGGTAAGGCTTTTCGCGGTAGCCTTCTTCAAACGAGAGTATCTGAATAATCTGGCTCATTTCCGCTCGTCCTCTCTGACGACCCGGTTAACTTCTGTTGCCGTCTTCTGTGGAAGCTGGTCAACCTTCTGCTTAATCTCGTTTACCGTTCTGTCGCGGGCATCGGACTTGTGCTGATACTCAGCGCGGAACAGGAAATAGCCAGAAGATACGCCGCCGAGATAGATTCCAAAGGATGTGAGGGCCACAACCAGGAGCATCTGCCATGTGACGATCGTCTCGCCTTTAGAGTTCTTGATCATCTTGGAACCCTCAAGGATTCGCGCAGCTCTGTCATCTGCTTCAACAGCTCCATATTCGAAGCGGTAAGCTCTTTGACCTGCTCTTTTAAAAGCGCGTTTTGTTGTTCGAGGTGCTGCTGGGAGGCTTGAATGATTTTCAGCGTTGACCGGGTGTCTGATATCTCAGCCCAGTATTTGCGGATAGTTTCATCACGCTGCTTAATCTCTTCGCGCAGCGCTTTGTTTTCCGCTTCTTTGCTGTCTATCGTTTTCGACTGACGCTCAAGCATATCGACCTGAGCTTTATCATTCGCATTACTGGCTTTGCTGCTTGTCCAGTAGCGCATGAAAGCCATGCAGCCTGCCATCGCTGTTGCCAGAGAACTCCCTGCACCTATAAAAAAGTCGGTATTTAATTCGAAAGCCATAAGCCGTCTCCGGCGTTCCCGGAGTTCTCCGGCTGGATGCTGTGAAGAAAATGCGCAACGCCCCTTCGTTACAAGGAAGTAATTGAAAAGTGATGGGCGTGCGCAAAAGAAAAAGGCCAGCTCTTTGGCTGACCTTATAATTTGGGGCTCTGACGCAATTGCGATTAGTAGACTGGCACGTCTGCCCAGAGCTGATTATGTGTTGTGGTACACAGTCTATTCGGCAGCAGGAGTCTGCGCACACCTGTTAGACAAGCATCATCAAAGAGGATGCACCTGCCTTATTCACCACAACGGAAAGGCAACTCACCAGAGCGGAATGTTTGAAACCGGCTGTGTTTATTCAGGGAGCCTGAATTGCCTTACCTGCTGTGCGCCCATTATTAATCACACCGGGCCAGTGCGCCGAATTCGGTGGCGGGGAATCGGAAGACCCCGTGGCGTCTGGTTTCTTAGGCCGCTGCCAACATCAGATCATCGTTTGCATTTATCTTTAGATGATAAAAACAGCCGCTTGATTGCTGACGAAAACTATCTGTTGTGTCGCCACAACGGAAAGAGCACTGCGTAGGGATTCGAACCCTCTACCCAGCAATGGCGATCTCCGACGTCGCGCAATGCCCTTACCTGTTGAGCAGAACGCAAAAAGCCCCGTCGGTTGGTGAGACCGTGGGGCTTTCTTGGAATCCACAAGATGTTTTGCAACTGACCGCTCAACGACAACTGCCGCGAGCATACATGAAAGTTACCAGGTCCACGTGACGATTGCAAGTCACCTCGTGAATATTTTTACGATTTATCGCATTTACGCCGCTTTATCGAATCTTTTAGCCTCCATTTCATGCCTGATAGCGTGAAATACAGAAGCCTCGAGAAGCTCTCTGCACCACTTAACTCTGGTACGACTGTTTTCGATATGAAGGCCAGTAACGCGAGTAATGTGGAAAGCGATATCTTGCGAGCATTTGCGCTCGCAGTAGTATTTAATTGCTACATGTCGGATCGGGTTGTTTGGTGCAAAGAGACGGCAGATTACAGTTTCAACCAGGTCGGCATCTTCTTGCTCGTTGGCGCGCTCGAGAAGATTGCTGACTGAGTTCTGCGGATTAATGATTTGCTTTGCCTTCAAGAACAGGTCATCGCCGCGGTATCCCTGCTGATGTAAGTTCTCCACCACTTCCATAATTCGCTCTGACTCCCTGTCGTTCCACTCCTTACGAATCATCAGCCGCCCTATCACGCTTACCTTGCCGCTGTCGGGTCCGACGTGGCCGCCGTACTTCTCGCCCCACATATCGAGCAGGCAGCGCACCCATGCAGACTGCAGTGGAGTGATGAGCTTTACGGGACTCAGGTATCGCTTCTTGAGGTCTGATTTGCGCATTACCTGCGCCAGCTGTGCGAGTGCGTCAGATTGCATGCTTAACCCCCAGTAGTTTTGCTGTGTTGCGGAGTATTCGGTAGTTGATTTCGTACATGCGGCTCATCTTGAGGATGCGAAGCCGGAGCCACTTCTCTCTGAGATAGTCGAGGTAATCACTCATGCTGCCTCTCTCTGCTTGACCAATGCGCGCAGCAAAGCCCTGTAACGCGCACGTATGCCGTCCAGCTCTTCACGGGTGTATCGGTGAGGTTCGTTGTTTGACTCGAGCGCTAAGACGCGCTGAAGGCCGATTTTGGTGATGAGGTGGATGCGGTAAGGACCGATAGCGCCGGAGTGATGCACGTTGCATGCTGCACACTGGCTGTGTACGTTGTCCTCGTTGAATCGTAACTGTGAAGCCGCTGCCGTTGTCCTGTAGTGCCCGGCGTGATAGCTAACCGCCGTTGTGCTGCCGCAGCTGATGCAGATATCCCCGTCTCGCGCCCTGATGTAGTCGTTGAATGCCCGCTGGGTCATGTTGATCCAGTGGCTTAACGGTTTCACATCGGCTTTTCGTTTGTTCCATGCCGCGCGCTGCTCTTTCTCCTGGCGCTTTTGCTTGCGCTCGGATAGTTGGTTAGCGAGTTGAATGGCACATTTGGGAGAGCAGACGGTCTGGAGACTATTGCGGGGGATAAACTTTTCAGGACAGCATTTGCATTTCTTAGGCTTGGGCGGCTTCGGCTTGATGCCTTTAGCCATTTCTCTTCTGCTCCTTCTCAGCGTGCGCTGCACTGTAGGCCGCAAGGTGCGCTACAACGATGGCGTAGATGCTCATCAGGGAAACCCAGAGGATGCTCTCTTTCCACCAAATAAGCGTCGGTAGTGTCAGAACGGCCCAGGCCAATGCGGCTATCAGGTGAAACTTTGCGAGCGATTTTGCTTTGAGCATTATCGTCTCCCTCCCATGCAGCCAGCGATGATGATGCTCAGCAGAAATAACCCAATCCAGTCGGAGTCAGTCATTTTTAAGCCTCTCTATATCTACTGGCTTAACGGAGTAAACCTTGCCGTTACCATAGTAGAATCCGTTTTCTATCTCTCTATTGCATGCCGCCTGAGTTACTAATCCGCCACAGACGAATCCACCGATGAAGAACAGAAGTAACACGACAAAATCAATCATCGGTCTCTCCTGTTAGCCTGAAATTTGGGTCTAGAAGCATCCACAGGTCGAGGCATGAGGTGCAGGCGTAGACTTCGATATCCAACAACTGAGTGCCGCAGCCAGCGCAGGCAGAAGCAGATGGCTCGCCAGCGCCAGTATGCAGATTTAACGGGTCGGTCTCTTTCATGGTCTTCCCACTCCATATCGCATTGACAGTTTTCGCAGCTAATCGAATAGTGATAGATATCTTCAGAGGTGAGGATGGTGTAGCAGCGGTGGCAACGCTCACGCATAGACCGCCTCATGCATCATTAAAAAACACTCCATCACAGCGCGAAGCGGCTTTTCATTCATGACGCTGAATTGGTGTCGATTGCTGCTAATTTCTTCGAGTGTGTTGCCGGTATTTCTCCATGCCATCCATGCATGCTTACCATGAGCGTTGATGCTGATTTTATAGGCCTCGATAATCAGCCCAGCGTCATCCCATGAGTTGCAGTAATCAAACCAATGTAAAACTGAGTGCGTGGCTATTTGCGTTCCGGCTGCACTGCTTCCATTTCTTGGCACTGGGTGAACAGGAAAATCACTTAACACTTCAAGTACAGCTTTGTTGATTTCAAAGTCCGACATTTCGCTGTAATTCATCGGGTAAACCTCATTCTGTTCGCCACAGACTCACGAATCCCCTTCAGGTAATCGAAGGTGGTTATCTGGCTTTCGGAGAGTTTTGGCTTGGGTTTGCGGCGGGGTGATTTGACGTCGTAGATGGCGTGGTTTTCGTAGCGCTCCCAGAGCGATCGAGTTCTACGCATTATCAGCCCCTCGCTTGCCCTTCTGGCTTCCGTGAGCAATCATCAGCACGCCATTGAAGACTATGTGACTCTGGCAGTTAAAATCTCTTGCGTAAGGCCTGACGCTTTCCCGTCCAACCTTTAGAATCCTCGCCGCCTCGCTCATGTTTCCGCGCGTCTTAACCAGTAATTCCGGGATAGAGCTTATATTTTCCTTCGCAGTGCAAACTGTCTCGTGCTCAATGAGGGCTTTTTCAAGCAGCTCCATTACAACGGATCGGGACGTCATGCGGTTTTCAAGGTGCCTTGTCATGCTGCACTCCTGTATTCGGTAGTCACGATGCCGGGCGCGCCGGTTGTGTACATTGGATTGCGATCGGGGTTTTCTGGCTGCACCTCCATCAGTCCGTCAAAGCGCTGGTATACGCAGTGAGGTTTCTTATGGACGAACGCGAGCCACGCAGCTTCTTCGATGGCTGCGCCAATATCGGTAAAGGGAGTCATTTTTAAATTCCGAGTTTGATTTTCATCTCTGCAGCGAGAGCATCAAGATTCACTGCAGGTTTTAATGTCTCACCGCGGGGTATGCCTTTTCTTACAGTGACAACAGGAATTAATACTGCTTCTTCTTCTGACCAACCTTTCCTAATGCGAGCTAGGATGGTTCTTCCATCAGTCCCCATAATTTGCGCCCAGTCCGTGCATGGTTTTGTAATTCCTCGCACAGTCAGGTGCCTAGTGTTTCTGCGATTGATGGTTTGCTCTCTCCTTGTTGACCACTTGCAGTTCCATTTGTAATAACCCTTGTCGTTATCTATGCGGTCAAGAGTCATTCCTTCTGGCCGGTCGCCCATATCTCTGTAGAACGTTTTGAAGTCATGCCATTCATCACAAACCTTAATCCCCCTACCGCCATAGTTTGGATATGCTTTCACGTTCGGGTTTTCACATCGGTCTATCATGGAGCGCCATATCGTATAAATGCTCGAGCGCTTTTTACCGTGTCTGAAATTGCTCATATTCTCTCCATGTATCGCTTTTCCACCTGACGCCATGCTCAGCACCAAAAGCTAAAATAAGCTCGATCAGGTCGCGCATCTCGCTGACACGCATTTTGCTTGTTGATTTACCGAGGACTACGAAGCCATCACCTGACAGGTTAGGCACTGCCTCTTGCCCGTTTAAACTTGCGCTAAACAGGTGTTTCCAGCTCTCTGGTGCTAGCCTTCGCCCATGCCAGATGACCTGCTGCGAGACATCGTTCAGGCAAGCCCATAAGAGAGCGTTCTGTTCAAGCGATCGGGTGCGTTCTGAGATGGTTACTACGAGGGGTGCGTTGCTGTCGGTTTGTAATTGCTGGATGGCTTCAATGCAGTTCTGTCGGATGTTGCTGTCACGCAACAGGTAGGTCTGTTTCTCCATCGCGCTTGTCTCTCTTCAGTGCGTCGCCCAGCACCTTGCGCATCACCGCGGGGTAGCAGGTGAAGTCGTGGAACTTGCGGCCGTGAATGATTACTTCCTGCAGGAGGGCTTCGAACTCGTCATCTGGCAGGAGATAGGTAGATTTCTTGAGGGGGATTACGTTGTTCATGGATTATTTTTCCTTCCACCAAATATAAAAATGAAAGAACCATAAGCCGAAGCAAGGGACTGGGCCGTCATACCAATCTTGCTTGTATCCCCAGTAGCGAAAATCTTTCGGCAGTAGGTTCAAGTAAATCACCTCGTTTTTATTGATACGAAGATGCATCACACTCCCCTCCTGACTATTTCACGAAGCCCAATAAAAAGGGCCGCCATTGATAGCAGCCCTGCGAGAATTAACGGTAGATGGTTCATTCTTCCTCTCCTCGCTCGCGTTCCTGCTGCTCAATCACACGATAGGCGATGATGTCGTAGCTTCGATTTTCGTGAGTCCAGTCAAGCCATTTGCTTGGAGCTGTATCTTCCTGGCCATCACGCTGTTTAAATTCTACTTCTACTCTTGGCTCAACTGGGCACTCCCCACCAAACCACTCAATCCAATCACCCTCACCCTTCTCCTGCTGCTCAAGTACTGGCAGGGCAATCTCAAGGGCTTCGAAGTAGCGATCCTCACGAATGGACAGTCCGTTAAAATCACGCTTAACGCTCATGTCGTGAATCATCTCCCTGCACTTCTCAGCGGTTAGCTTTTTCATCATGCGTACTCCGTGACGTTTTCACTCGCCCATGCCTGGTCGTACTCGTCGGACGGCATGTTGGCGATGTAGTTGTAAGGCGTTGCACCATCCATCATCAGGAACTGGTGCGATTGCTCATGCAGGTACAGCGGTATGCCACCTTCCCAGCCTTCTCCGTTACGCTGCTTCTCAAGCATCAGGACAGATGCAGAGGTTGCCAGCGCGGCCTGTTCCTTCTCGTTCAGTGGCTCGCCAGCGTGCTGCTTCTGAATAGCCCGCTCTCTGACTTTGTTGCGCCAGATGATGAAAAGGTTGTCGGTGAGGTCGGTGATGGCACCAGTTCCTTTCACGTCCATCTTGCCGGTCGGCTTTTCTTCGCTGTCCGCCTTCCTGCTGTGGGTTACCATGATGACGTGGCTGTTGGTGCGGTTCTTGAAGTCACATATGGCATCGACAAAAGCCTTTTGCCCGTTGTAGTCGTCGTCACCAATGCCGCACTTCATCAGGCTGTCGATGATGAACAGCTGAATGCCGTAGCGACGATTGGCATACTCGAAGATTTCCAGCAACCGGTCTGCTTTCGCCGTTCCCGTCAGGCCAAACAACCAAAGGCGATCGTCGTAGAAGTTGAATGCCGACTCGATTTCCATCTGTGGTGGCAGCTTCAGGCAGGTAGCCTGTCGCGTCAGACGCTTCAGTAACGCTCCTGGCTTGAGCTCCAGAGACGCAACACAGGAGCGAACGCCCTGTCGCATAGCCTCAAGCACCATATGGCCCACGACTTCGGTTTTACCGTGTCCGTTCACCCCATTCACGATGGTCAGTTCAGCTTCACGGAATGCGAAGTTGTGATTCAGGGTTTCCCACGGACTGCGGAACATGCACTGCTCTTTGCCGTAGAAAGCGTTGATGGTGTCCTGATAAAACTCGCGGGCGCTGTAAAGCTCTTCCGGGTCGAAGTAAGCAGCGCGCTCCAGCACGTCGATTACCTGATCGCTAGTCATGCCGGCCTGCAGACACTCGTTGATGTCTTTGTGCGGCAGGTTAACCAGTCGGCATCGGTGTTCGCCGAGGCGGGATGCGATTTCCTTCGCTGCGGTCTGGCCGACTTCATCGGAATCCATCGAGATCCAGATTTCGTCGAAGCGGTCGAGGTTGTGATACTCGAACTCTATCCACTGCTGCTTGGCTCCCTTGCCACCGCCGAAGGGGACGGAAAGCGCCGGGAGACCGTACTGGTAGTACGTCATGCAGTCAATTTCGCCTTCGCAGATAATCACCAGGCGGATGTTCTTCGGCATTGCCTGCCATCCGAACAGGCACGGCTCGCACTCGCCTTCGGCCATAATAACCTTCTTACCGTTTGGCCGCTCTGTACTGATGCGTTTGACCTGCAACAGCTCACCATCGCGCTTGTACGGGAACGCCAGAGCATCCAGCTCTCGCTCGCCATTCCAGACTTTCGCCGCAGCGACTTCAAACGACTTTGCCGTCTCTGCGGTGATGCCGCGAGATGCCAGGTATTCGAGGTGCTTTTCGGTTTTGGTGAGGTACTTGCTGATTTTCTTGCGGTCGGGGCGGGCGAACTTTTTCTGCTGCTTTGCGGCAAAGTGGTGGTCGTCGTCTTTGATGCCGAGAAACTCTTTGGCTTCTGTCATCGCCTGGTGTAAACCGCAATCCTTCACGGCTACCCACAGGTCTAGCAGGTCACCCCCGCTTCCTTCAGCGAAATCCTGCCAGACTTTCTTGCCTGCCAGATTCACCTTCAGGCTCTGGCCCTTTTCCCCGTTAACGCTTCCTGCCACCCACTCATGCGATTCTTTTTTGCCGTTCGGCAACAGGTATTTCGCTACCCTGTCGACATGGTTCCAGAGCATGTCACTCAGTTCTGATGGAGTCATGATGCCCTCAGGTGAAGTTTCTCAAACCAGTACCGGACAAACGCTTCGCTCAACACGCCGTGGTTATATCCAGCAATCAGCAATGATTTAATCCGTGGCTTCATGTGATCACCTGTCGAAGAACACGTAACCAGACTTGGAAACCGTGATTGCTGATTTCACTGTGGAAGTGGCTGAGTTTGAGGAAGGCTTTTCGTCTTTCCAGCGCTGACCGTTGAGATAGCTTGCAGGCAGCAGACGATCGAAACCGAATTGCTTATTCGCGATGCGGGAGGAAATATCTTCGGCCAACATGCTGGCGAACTCTTCCGCAGAGCCTTTGCTGGATGACCGCCACTCTTTGAACTGAGTACGAAAAGCTGATGACGCGCTTTTCTTGCCGTCCTTACGCATTCCTGCACACCAGAAAATTGACTCGAAAGCCTGGTCGGTTTCCTGATTCTTGTTTGAAGGCTGAGGGTCCTTTTTACTCTCCGTCTGAACTTGTTCGGACAGTGTGTTTTTAATGTCTTTCTTGTCTTTTGTATTATTGTCTTTTGTGGTTAGCAGATTCTGCTTAATGCGATTAGCAGGTTCCGCTAAGGTTTTCTTAGCAGGTTCCGCTAATTTTTTGCGGAATCCGTTATTCTTCGTTTCCCACTCTGAAATGTTGGTGTTCATACCAACTTTACGGCCTTCCTGAATCAGGACTTTCTTTCTGACCAGATTGTTTTTAGCGGTCGAGCAATGCGTGTAATGCTTGCCGATCATCTCTGATAATTGCTCGTTGCTAATCCAGTCCATCTTCTTGCTAAAACCGTATGTCTTGCGCCAGACGGCCATCAGGATGCAGAGCTCCGTCTCGGGCAGACCAGAACACATTGCAGCATCAATAAGGTCATTGGCGAGGCGCAAGAAACCATCTTCAAGCTGCGCCACTTTACGCTCCACGGGCTCTCTGTGAGCCCCGAAAGTTGCATACGCTACGTTACTCATTGCCCTTTCTCCTTCGCTCTGTGCTCTTCCAGAATGTGCTTCAGCTTCTCAGCCACCTTCGGGTTGAAGCCTTTGCAGAACTCGATACGGGCAAGGTTTTTCTGCATATCTGCCTGGTAAACTATGTGTTTCTTTGGCATAATTACTCCGTTGAATTTTTTCAGAATTCGATAGTGATTTGAGAAGCCTCAGCCGTTACAGCGGTTGGGGCTTTTTCGCTTTTGAGGATCTTCGCTACCTGCTTAGCCAGCCGGGCCATATCGTCATCGACGACACCCCATTCCAGCACTGCAAGAAGCATCGACAGCTTTGGCAGCCAGTCTCGTTTCCATCGGCTTATCTGAGCCTTATTAACCCCGATAGCTTCAGCGGCTTTCTCTGTGCCGATTAAGGCAATCTTGTTCAGTAGTGCACTTTCAATGCGCAGTGCATCGTTGCGTTTGTTTGCGCGTTCCATTCGTTAATATCCATTTCGTTAAGTAGTTACGTGACATTGCAGCGAGCAAGTCACTTGGGTTTGTGGGGGCCGAAACAGCCTCCGGTCAGATTGATAAAGAGCGGTATTGCTTAGGCTGCGGTGTCAGCCGACTTCATGTATCGCTGCGGATAGAGAATCTGCATCTCGGTGATCTTCCCTTTGAAGAACCGGGATAACTTCTCAGCAGTTTCGAGTGAAGGAACCTGAATCCCTCTCTCGATACGGCTTAAGTTGCCAACGTCCAACTGTGTGGCTGCGGCAACTTCGGAAATCGTTAGCTTTTTCTCTACACGCATTTTCCGTAATGGCGTTGTCATAATGCACCTCCGTAATGCGCTATACGCATAATATGCGAAACAGAAAATATGCGCAAGGCGCTTTGCGTGTTACGCATAAAAAAAGGTTAAATATCCGCCATGAAAATAGGCGATAAGATTAGACAGATTCGCAAAGCGAATAAGATGACCCTGAGCGAGCTCGCGCTGCGCATAGATAGCGACGTGGGTAACCTTTCACGCCTTGAGCGAGGCATGCAGGGCTATAGTGATGGGCTTATACACAAAATTGCAGAGGCACTATCAGTTCCTGTTTCTGAGCTATTCTCTTCTAACGATGCTAATGATACTGTAGATTCATACAGTGTAAATTCCATCATAAAAAAGGGGAGAAAAGATGTGTACAGGATTGATGTTCTTGACGTTTCAGCAAGCGCAGGAGATGGCTCACCATCCAAAGATGTTATTGAAGTCATAAGGTCTATTGAATACGTTCCGGACCAAGCCAGGGTCATTTTTGGCAACAGGCCGGAGGCTTCTGTGAAGCTGATCAACGTTCGCGGCGACAGCATGGAAGGAACAATAGAACCAGGAGATCTCATATTCGTTGATGTTGCTGTCAGCAACTTTGACGGCGATGGAATTTATGTCTTCGACTTCAATGGTGACATGTTTGTTAAGCGCCTGCAGAAAGTTAAGAGCGAGCTGATCGTCATTTCTGATAACCCCCGCTATCGCGAGTGGTCTATCTCTGAAGAAGAGATGCACATGCTACATGTCGCAGGCAGGGTAATGCTGAGTCAGTCACAGCAGTTCCGCCGACACGGCTAACCTCCCCTTTTCACCACAGGCCCGCTATATGCGGGCTTTTTTGTGCCCATCGCATTATCTCCTACAAAAATAAATTCCTATTTTATTCAAAAGATTGCGTCCATTTCTCGCTGAGGTAAACATTTTTATTAAATTATGCGCTTGACGCATATGTGTAAGACGCATAATCTAAGCCCATCAGCAGGACGCTGGCAGCCACACGGAACAGAGTGGCGGGTTCTTTAACAATAGAGATTGAGACTGATTCGGTCTCACCAGAGAGCAGTTGGCTTTGGGATTGGATGAATGCGCAGGCTGATGCGCAGTGGGACGTGGCTGACTCACGAGGATGGCTCAAGCGAATAAGCAAGCTAGACGCCGCCGAATAAGCGCCTTATGCCGGAGATCAGCACCGGCCATCCAATCACCTAAGCCAATTACCGGAGGCAACATGAACAACAAGCAACGAAAGAAGCTTCAACGCGCAGTAGAGCATCGTGCCATGAAGCTGCAACAGCAGGGTTTTGAGCGCCGCATTGTCAGCACGTTATCCAGCTGCAGCTTAAACGTAGCCCGCGCTACATCAGCGCCGAGTCTGCGTGAGAAGCGCGAAGAGGTAGCTCTGCGCATCAGCACCAAATACCAGAAGGTCAGCAACGAAGCTGGCCGTCAGATTCACGCGGTCCAGAAGGTTCGCGGCAAATCGATTCCACTTATTTGAGGCGAGCATGAAAAAACTAAAGTGCACATTCAGCCTTTCAGGTGAACACTTCACCAAGGGGTGTTTTTATTTTGCCGATGACGATTTGCAGGAAGTGGTAGGAAATGATGAAGACAACAGAAACCCATGGATGCTTGAAGATTTAGAAGTTAGGACAGGCCTTGGAGTTTTAGGCAGATTCGAAGAGGTCGCTTAGGCGGCCTTTTTTATTGGCTATCGCAAATCTAAAGACATCGTAACGGCGAGGTAGAGATGGCAAAGAAATTTGGGCCAAGCAGGACATCGCAAGGCGTAGAAGGCGGAGTGAGCATGAGAGATGCGAATATTTCCTATGCTCGGGGTGGTGATGAAGGAACAGAATCTCAGCAGGTTAACGATTACTTAGCAAGTCGAAGAAGCGCCGAATATGTGGGCAACGGATTGGTAGCAATGAAGCTAACCCGAAACCAGCGACGACTTGCCAAGAAGCTGGGGATTGTAATTGAACAAATTGACAATAAGCCCGCCTAATGCGGCCTTTTTACTGGAGCCAACATGAGCAAATCAGACTGGATTATCTGCTGGATAGTGATAGCCGGGCTTATGTTGGCTGGTTATTTAGCGAGGGGGTGAGATGAGCAAAAATACAGGCGGGCCAGCATTTCCGGTTCCAGGATACAAGTTCGTGGACGAACAACACTTCACGAAGTACGCAAAAGCATTGCCCGGCATGACGCTGCGCGACTACTTCGCAGCCAAGGCTATTCAGGCATCGTTACCCGACCCAGCATATTCCACTTGGGACGCTGAACGACATGCTCGGCGTGCATACAGCGTAGCCGACGCAATGATCGCAGCGCGAGGCATTGAGTAACACCGCAGAGGCGATTCACTGAGTCGCTTCGACGGTGCTAGTCACCAAACGCACAACGGTGCGAGATAACTACGACACACTCCTTGCCAGCCATGTGCTGGCTTTTTTATGCACTAACACCAACCAAATTAATTGAGGTATCCCATGAAGATATCGCACGATTTCTTGCGCTCAATACTAAATTACTCGCCAGAAACGGGTTTGTTTGAATGGAAGATTTCTAAAGGTACAAAAAAAGTCGGTTCAATTGCAGGTGCTATTAACCGAACGGGATACTTTGCCATAACTATTGATAAACATAGGTATCTCTCTCATAGGCTGGCTTGGTTTTATTTCTATGGGGTATGGCCTAATGAAGATGTTGATCATAAAAACAGGGTTAGAACTGACAACAGAATAGCTAACTTGAGGCTTGCCAGTAAGAGCCAAAATCAATTCAACTCAAGCATCAGGAAAGATAATACTTCCGGATACAAGGGCGTGTATTACTGCGCCAGAGAGGGTAAGTACCTTGCCCAAATAATGGTTAATCGGAAAAGAATATCTCTCGGTTACCACACTTCTGCCATCGATGCTCATCGAGCTTATCAAAAGGCGTCCCTCACCTATCACGGTGAGTTCTCATCTGAACAATAAATAAGGAAACCCACGATGAACTATGCCATCGCGGGCGGTGCCGTCGTGGGCACCGCTTACTTTCATGAATCCCAACTTGATCGCCTGGTCCGCCGCCTACGTGCTGGACTGCGTTCTGTTATCGACACCCTGAACCAAAGAGGCCAGCCATGAACGCGCCGGCAGCAGTTGAGCAATACCGCAAGCAGCAGGAAGCGAAGGAACGTGAAGAAAAGCAGCAGGCAGAGTATGAGCGGCTGCAGGGTTTCGATTTCCTCCGCGCTCTGTATGAAATGGCCTGCCCTGGAGTGAAGAAATGAGCCTTGCAACAACAATCGAAGAAAGCCGCGATATGCGTCGCCAGCATGTCCTTAACGCTATCCACTATCGTCGCAACGGCATGCGCAAGTCGATGCTCGCAGCTCTTAACCTTTCCCGCTGCGAGCGAATCAACAGCAAATACTTTCTCGGGCCATGCCCGTTTTGAGGTGAATCGTGAGTAAGGAGTTCTACACCAAGCTGGCTGAAATACAGCGCACGCTGAATGCACCAAAGGGGCAGTACAACAACTTCGGTAAATATCACTATCGCAGCTGTGAAGACATTCTGGAAGGCGTTAAGCCGCTGTTGAATGGATTATTCCTGTCTATCTCTGACGAAATTGTTCTCATTGGCGATCGCTACTACGTCAAAGCCACGGCTTCTATCACCGATGGCGAAACCACACATACCGCCACAGCAATGGCGCGTGAAGCAGCCGATAAGAAAGGCATGGATGAAGCGCAGATAACCGGCGCAACCAGCTCATACGCCCGCAAATACTGCCTCAATGGATTGTTCGGCATTGACGACGCGAAAGATGCAGACACGGACGAGCACAAGAATCAGCAGAACAAAGCGCCGCAACAACCACTCGCCCGGCAGCCTGATGAAATCCTCGCTGACTTCACCGCGCAGGCAGCCGCGTGCCAGACGATGGATGATTTGAAGTCCATCTACAGGCCAGCGTGGAATGCACTGGCACCCTCACCAGATCATCAGAAAAAGTGCGAGGCAGTCTTTAAATATCGCGCTTCAGAACTTAACAAGGCGGCATAAATGGCAAGCAGAGGCATCAACAAGGTAATCCTCGTCGGGAATTTGGGGCAGGATCCGGAGATTCGATATATGCCCACAGGTGGAGCTGTGGCAAACCTCACGATCGCCACATCGGAGAGCTGGCGGGACAAGGCGACCGGCGAGAACAAGGAGGTTACAGAATGGCACCGCGTCGTGCTGTTCGGGAAGCTCGCGGAAGTAGCTGGCGAGTACCTTCGCAAAGGCTCTCAGGTCTATATCGAAGGCCAGCTTCGCACCCGTAAATGGCAGGACAACAGCGGGCAAGACCGCTACACCACGGAGATTGTGGTGAACGTGGGCGGCGTAATGCAGATGCTGGGAGGCAAGCAGGAAGCTAATCAGGGAAACAACAAACCACAGTCACGGAGTCAGCCGCAGCGTGGGCCATCTACGGCACCGGCCAACAATGAACCTCCGATGGATTTCGACGAACCACCTTTCTGATTTAACTCTGCACTAAGGCACCTGTATGGACTTAACACCGCTTGAATCGGCGCATTACGCACGCCTGTCAGAAATACAGCAAGAGCGCTTTCTGTGGCGTACAGAGCATATGACGCCGCATCAGAGGAAGTGTCAGCAGGTTGCCTATGCATCGGCGGAGGCAGCGAGAGCGGCGAAGCGTGGCGAGGAACATGAACGCCGGTTAACGCCAGAACGGAAATGGCAACTCATGGAAGAGAACCGGTTGCGGAAGGTGGCGCTGGAGACGTCAGTGCGCCCTCCTCTTCCGCGAATCATCGTAACGAAGCCGGGAATTTTGTGGATGGATTACACGACAGAGCGGCGCGGAAGGTTCGGCGCTGTAGTGCAGGACTAACTATTTCGCCGCTCAGCGGCACAGGAGATAAAGATGAGTGAATTGAAGCGTTATGACATTACGACTGATGGTTTTGACAACTTCCGCATTGACGAAGACAAGCATGGCAGATTTGTTCGGCTTGAAGACTACGCCGCCCTGCTGCAAAAGCTGGGTGCGCTGCGCATGCTGGTCGAAAGCGAAATCGCCGACTTCTGCGCTGGCCTTCAGTCACCCGGAGAGCCTGATACTCCAGAGGAGATGCAAGCGGATTTGCTTGGAAGGGTTGCCACCGTATTCGAGGAGGTAAAATGATGCAACTTACGGAAGAGCAGAGAAAGGCGCTGATTGAGCACGCAAAAGCATGGATAGCCGATGCTGATGCGGCGCGCGATGAGATACCTTTCGGTTTTGATGAAGACACCGAGAAGGAATTCTCATTAATTAAAATCGCGCTCGCGTCGCTGACGGCGGAGCCTGTTGCCGTGCGCTATCGCTGGTCGCCTCCGCACATGAAAATGCCCGATGGGAGCCAGTTTTATGGTGACTGGAAACTGGTTCATGACCCAGCAATTGCTAATCCCAGTGCTGATTATGAGCGCGTCAATCTCTACACCGCGACGCCCGCCCCGGCGATTAAGCCGGTAAAGCTTCCAGATGATGGGCTTGACGACTGCATCAGAGATTGGGGACCGGAGCAGGCAAGAAACAATTTTGACACTGGTTATAACTATGCAAGCTGGAGATATCAGCAGGAGCTAGAAAAGGCTGGCTATCAGGTAGAGGGTGAATGACATGCAGAAATTCAACGAACTTTTTAGCAGAGCCTGCGACCTGTCAGAACGCGGTAAAAAATGCACGGTAGACCTCAATGAACTGAGCGCCATTCGTGATGAATTCTGGGCGCTGCGGAAGTGCGCAGAAGCAGCAGAGGCGAATCTGGCGGAGCTGGATAAGCAGGAGCCATACGGCTGGCTTGTTGGTCTGCCGGGGCTTTACCCAGTTTTCACTCTGGATTATCGCAATGTTGAGCAGGCGATAGCGGCGGGCGGATATGAAATTACCCCGATATACACCCTCCCCGCACCCGATATCAACCTGGCGGATCTGGTGCCGGAGTCCCCTACTCGGGAAATGTTCAGGAGCGTGGAGTGGCGTTCGGAGCACAAGGACGGGCTGGAATGCTACCACACAGAGAATCTAGATCGCATATGGGGAAGGATGAGACGCGTGCTGCTGCGCAAAATTAAGGAGGCGGAATGATTAGCGACGAAAGGCTGGAGCAGATTGCCTATGGCGATGAATGGTATCCGCCAGAGGTGAAGGAAGCAGTGCTTGAGTTGCTGGCGTATCGGAAGGCGTGGAGAGAGCCGGTTGCTTATACAGATGCAAGGAACTTGAGATATTTATCGCGGGGCCGTGAAACAGCTTTGGTGTGGGCTAAAAATAATAGCGAGATTGACGACATCGAATTATTTCGCAAACCCTCCACTGACTAACCACTCCTGATATACTGTTTGCATAAACAGTATTTCGGTGGATATATGCGCACATTCATAAGCGGCGTCGCGTTCTATATGCTCGATGAAGGCGAGCGGCTGACTAGGGCTCAGGTCTACAGCAATCAGCACACATGCGGCTATGTCATCTGGCCGCGTGAGGGGAAGTGGGACGTGCGTAAAATGGGCCTACAGGGCTGGGAGAAGATAAGCGACAAGCTCTTCGACACGGAAAACGAGGCGCTTGTGTTCGCATACGACAAGTATTGCGCTGAAGAAGAGATTAAGAGCCGGGCATGGCGTCGTTAGCGGTATACTCAGGGAAGGAGGATTGCTTATGTCACACAATATCGCAGCACGCAGCAAAGACGAACGCGACCGGATGAACGTCGATTTAGCAGCTTCAGGCGTTGCTTATAAAGAGCGCATGAATATGCCGGTAGTGGCGTATGAAGTTGAGATGCAGCAGCCGGAAGCGCTTCGTCCGTACTTTCAGGAGCGGCTAAAGTTTTACAGGGAAGAGTCGAATAAATTCCCGCGGGGAACGGACCCGGTTTATCAGAAGGAGGATAGTTGATGAGTGATAGCAGGATAATGCAGACATTAAGGCATCAGGCGTTGCGTCGTGCAGTAGGAGAGCTCAATGCCGCTCTTGAGGCTACTTATATTCAGTATGACGATAATGGAAATGAGATCCCTGACGATCTGACCATCGCTATTCAGGAATGCATTCAGAAAATAGAAGATAATATCTGATAGCAATAAATAACCATCAATGAAACCTCGCCCCGGCGGGGTTTTTTATTGCCTATAGGAAACCGAAATGACACATCCAGATCCGATAGATGAAGCAGCAGAGCGCGAGCAGCAGCTGATAGAGGTTGCGCTAGCTAATCGCCCTCGGCCAGCGGTCGAGTTCACCGGTAAATGCCACTACTGCGAGGAGACGATAAGCAAGGGGCATTACTGCTCGGCAGAATGTAGGCAGGACGATGAGCGAGCGAGGTGGGCGGCCAGGCAACGCTCAGTTGCATGAACACCATCAGCGACATCACACAAGGCGAGCTCACTCTGTGGCTCGTCTTTTTTATTGCCCTTTTTGTGGCCTGGAACTGGCCGTATAAGGAGTAGAGAATGGAACGCCTGTTAAGCGTAAAAGCAGTCTGCACGGCACTCGATATGCACCGTGCGACGCTGTACCGAAAAATTAAAGCGGGAGAGATTCCGCATCCACTCAAGGATGGTCCGCGATCAAAATGGCCGGAGTCAGAAATTCAGCCTTATATTGAGCGCCTTAAGACCCAGCGTGCGGCATGAAGCCGCACAGCCAGTCATCATACACCTGCATCATCTCCCTTCTTTCTTTCATGTACTCGGCGTGGTTATAGGCTGCAACAACACGGTTAGATTCTGCATGTGCCAGTTGCTTCTCTATAACCTCACGCCTGAACCCCATTTCATAAAGTGTTGTCGAGGCTGTCGCTCGGAAATCATGGCTGGTTATATGCTTTGGTGGAAAGCCTAGATATTCAATTGCCCGGTTTATCGTGCTGTCACTCAGCGATTCCTGTGGCTTGTAAACGCCTGGCATCATCAGCGGATTATCCCCGCATACAGCCTTAAGCTGCTGCATAAGCCGCTTTGAGGTAGAGGTTAATGGGACAGAATGTGAACGCTTCATCTTCATGCGCTCTGCCGGTATCACCCATAAATCATCATCAAAGTTTACTTCACTCCATCTGCCGCGCCGCAACTCTCCCTGGCGAACAAAAGTAAACGGAAGGAGCATGAGTGCGATCCGGGTTTGCGGGTAGCCGGGAAATTCAGCAAGCGCAGAGAAATACTGCCGGAGCTCATCAGCGGACAGGCAGCGGGAGTTTTTTGTCTTTGGGGGGATAACTGCACCTTTCAGTGCTGCAGCCGGGTCAGTATCTGCCCTGAGAGTTGCAACGGCATAACAGAAGACAGCTGAGCACCATTGCCTCACCTTTAACGCCGAAGATGCCGATCCGCGCTTCTCCATGTCCTTTAGCACGGCAAGTATCTCATGTGCTGTAACCTCACGGACGGGTTTCTTTCCGAATACCGGATAGCAGTTAATGGAGAGAAAAGACTCAACCTGCTCGCATGTTCCGGCAGTCCAGGTTGGACGCTTGCGTTCAATCCACTCTTTGGAAACCAGTTCGAACGTATTGGCAGCCTCAGCCAGATTCTGTTGTTTCTCTTTCTTCCTGGCTTCGGTAGGGTTGATTCCGCGCTTAACCTGCTCCCTTGCCCACTCGCGTTCTTTACGTGCATCGGAAAGAGAAACGGAGGGATATTCGCCGATTGTGTAGCGCCCGTCTTTGGTAGGTGTAAGCCAGTAACGATAGCGCCAGAATTTTGCGCCGGTTGGCCTGACCTCAAGATAGAGCCCCTGCCCGTCCTGTAGCGTGTAAGGCTTGTCCTGCGCTCTGGCGTTTTTTACTTTGGTGTCTGTGAGTGGCAT